ATGCAGCCCCCGCAGTCCATGCAGCCCCCGCAGTCCATGCAGCCCCCGCAGCCCATGCAGCCTCCTTGGCCCATTTCTCTGAAGATTTATGGTCTATTATAACTGCCCCGGCTAGTGTGTATGCTTCTTTAATTAGCCCAGCCGAACGCATAGCTAATGAGGCAAAAACTCTAGTAGCCACTTCTTGTAACAGCCATATCCGTTTATTACCTTGCTCTTTCGTTTTAGCTCTTGTATTCGACAATCTCGGGATAAAGGCCACTAGTTCCTGCCGCCTAGTATGTGACAAATAGTCGTTCAGACTTCTTGCGTATGCCTCGATCATAGGGCAAACATCGTCTACGTTACGGTCCTTCTTTTCCTCCCCAAGCCACACGGCAGTCGCCTCCATGACACAGAATTCAGAAGAATTAGGGTGCGCCCCTTTTTCAAGAACAAGGGTGGAAAGATCGAGATTTCCTTTCATTTACGCCTCTTTCTGTACGTATGCCATTTTAGTAATAGGAATCTCTGGCGCGTCCGGGGTTCCGTTCTTCCAATGAGACATTATCCCTCCACTCTGAGAAAGTTATCAACATTCTGGTTGTTTTCGTACTGAGAAGCTTTCGCGGGACAATCAGAGATTGATAATGCCAATTTCGTTCCGAGAAGTACACTAGCATTGCTGCCCTCAACCGGGAATAATGCATCAAGAATTGTGTTTGTGGTTCCGGCGGACAAATCAAGTCCTACAGCAACAGCAAGTTGTCTAATCTTCTTAATACTCCGGGCGCTCATTGATTTTTCAGTATCTATGTCTCCTTGGCCCGCTGCTCCTTGCTTCCCCTTTAGCACTCCAAAATTCACCAGCATACGTTCAAACTTCGGTTTTCCTACATTACTACTAGGTATGCTGCTACTGCTAGGGATGATCTTAATTTTGGCTACAAATTGGACACGCTGCTCACCTTTACTACCAACCTTATCTTCCCGGTGCGCTGCCTCAATCGTACCCATTTCAGTCCACCGAGCGTAACCTTTACCATCTCTGACTACACCAGGCGGCGGGATTAGATTAAAACTAATAAGAGCTTCAACAGCGACCAATTCCTCTGGCGAAAGATTCATGTCTGAAGTATCAAACATTTACAGCCTCCTTTGGTAAGAAAAATCTATCGTACATCTCCCATACGTTCCGGGCGTCCACGTTAACAGCAACTTTAGGCATCGGGTTTCCCTCTGCACTATTTTCATTGATTCTCGCAATCCAAATCCCATGTGGGGCAGTTCTGGCCACAAATTTTGTCTTTTGAACTAGTCCTCCGTTTGCAATCACAGACTCCGTTTCTACATCCATACGAATCACTGTCTTGAACTTTGATGGTAGCCACGAAATCAATGCCTTTCCCACTGTCGCTGGCCCACCTTCATTCGCAGCTTCATCATTTTCCTTTGTGTATTCGTGGCAGATCAAAATGAGGTTCATTTCGGGCTGCTTTTCAATAATCTGCACAATGAAGTTTTTCAAAATTCCATGCGTTCCGCCTATGTCCCCCTTATCACTTAGAGCTAAGAAACTGTCTGTGCCCGGAATACCAATAGAGTTATGCTTCGATTGGAATAGTCCTTTATTTGTGGCATGAGTCAAAATTCGACCTGATAGTGAAGTAAATGTATCAATTACGATAGTCTTGGCATTTGGATACTTTATTTTCCAATTTGTAGAAGCAATCATCGCTGCATCGTACAGTGGATCAGTAAATGAAGGCTTAATGACGCTAATCCGACCTCGATATTTATCCATCACAGAATCCAAATCTTCACTACCTTCATCTACGGCAAAATAGATTACATCCCCAAATCTTTCTGTAAGGCTGGTAGCCAAACGAGTCTTACCTCGACCAGCAGCGCCGTAAAGCAGAATCAATTCTCTGCGTTTTGGTGTATAAGAATCAAGAGCCATTTTCAGCCTCCCTAATAATATCTATCTCTCTTTCAATGTCATTTAAATCATACTCAAGTTGCTGAAGTTCTAGTTCCAGCCCTTGAATCTCGGACATCAGCTTCTCTCTGTATTCTTGCAACATCTCTAAGCTCGACATTTCATCCTCCGCTTTATCATGTCGTCTGTCTCTGATGACGGGAGTACCGGCGTGCAAAGTTGGCCGCCAAAACGCAATGCCGCCTTAATCTGCCCGTAATCACATCCTAAATCCATAAGACTAAGCATAGCCGCTGATGCGGCCCGATGCCTGCCTGGTTCTTCTGCTCCTTCTGTTAGGAATACTCGACCTCCCCGGGTCATGTGAGGGAGATACATAATCCAGAGCGCCCCTTCTAAAGCTTCCACAGCGGGTTTCTCTTTCCATACTTTGTAGGGTGCGTAGGTGAGGAGCTTTGATGCTAGGCTCATATTCTTGAGACTTGTCGTCTCCTTAATCTCGGTCCTACGCCCCGTTTTCTGGTTAATCGTGAATGGAAGCCGCATTACACGCGGCAAGTCAGATACGCTAGTGTCTATGTTACAGCCGGAATATGTTCCTCCCATCCGCTCAAATAGCCAGCCTAACCAATAAGCCATTGCACGAGGAGCGGCATCCCCAATTTTCATTTCACGTTCTACGTCTGACACATCTTTAAGGTCAAATGACCTAGGAAGTGGGTCAGTGTGGGCTTTAAAAATCTCACTTGTAGGGATCGGCCCGAGTGGGTACCATGCCTGCACTCCACGCGCCGAATCGATCAATACACGATGGAGTTCTTTCAATCCGAATTGTGCTTTCAGTAAATCCTCTGCCCGTTCTAATGTACTCATAGGATCAGCATACGGCAAAACAGGGTCAATGTCAAGCATAAACCACGACCAATTCGTAATATCTTCTGCCCTACAGCGTGTTCCTACCAGTTTTCTGGTAGGATTTAACTGTATGTAGCTATTGAACTTAGCTTTGTCAGCCCATTCAGAATAGTCTACCAGCATGTTCGCATCGGCCACGGCCCCACCGAACACTTCCTGGGAGCAGGGATTACGAGCAAAGAAACGAATTGGGTATTGGGGATCGAAAAGAGCCAATACTAGTTTCGCTTCCTTTTCGGTCATGGCTTTTTAACTTCCGGGAAGATTGTCCGACCATTCCAAGGACAATTGGGACACTCAATAGCGTGCAACGCCTCGACCTCTCCAGACTTGATCGAGGCCAGCCAAGCGGCCCTGGCCTTGTCGTAGGGGGCCCTGGCCTTGATATAGGCGGCCCTGGCCTTGTCGTAGGCGGCCCCGGCCTTGTCGTAGGCGGCCCAGGCCTTGTCGTAGGCGGCCCAGGCCTTGTCGTAGGGGGCCCTGGCCTTGATATAGGCGGCCCTGGCCTTGTCATTCCCGATAGACCCCTTGATGGGCTGCATGAGCCGGAGCCGAGTAGGTACCTCACTCTGCGGCTTCGCATTCTTTATGTAGTTGATGCGCCCCTCAACATTCCAGCAGAACTCGAATAGCATGTCGTGGTGGACATGCCAGTAAAGTCCGGGCATAGTGGCTACGCGCGTCATTCTTCCACCTTCGCGTATGTTTGCTCACGATCCATGAAATAAGTATCATCGTCCAGACTAATTTCACCCATCATTACTTGAGTGTACAAATCAATACCATGCCCGAAATATCCACTATCTAAATTTCTGTTTGATCCCACCGTCTCTCCATGCTGATACTGCTTCGCTGTTTTTTCCATTTCGTAAGCATACCATACTAGTTCCCGCCGTGCAATATTTTCCGCTTCTTTGCTCAAACCTATAACTGTTTGCAGGAACATACTTTCTGGGGTGTTCAGAATCTTACCTAATGGCTCTGCTTTGCTCACAACCTTAGAGCGGTATTTAAGTTTCTTGACTATATTGTAAATTGTCCCACCATATTCTAGGCCCTGGGTGATGGCATACTTTTTCCGAAGATGGTATCCGTAGAGCAATTCATGCAATGATCGGCCCGCGAGTGTGATGTAATTGCCCAAATCCTTGGCTGAACTGATGCTTTTATTCTGGATATGAAATGCCTTGCCAAATACCACGGCCACACGGTCAGGTCTGCCTTGGAAAGTAAGACCTTGTTGGAGTGGAAATTCAAAAGGCTCTTCAACTTCCAGCACACGCTCAATTGGGAAATTGTCTTTCCAGAATTTAAGCGGCTCGACAAGCCCGGTAAGTTCATCGTAGGCTTTTTCTTCTTTTTCAGTTAAAACTGAATCTCCAAATGGCAATAATAGGCTAGCCAATTCGTTGGATACCGAGGTTGCTGAGGTGCTCTTGAATGCGTTCTCAAAAGCCTGATGTAAAATCTTACCTACAATGAGTGCCTGAGGGATTCTACGAGGCACACGATTCTCTAGCCAGCAATAACACCAACGAAGCCTGTCATTAGAGAAATCAAGAATTGACGAGACGCTAATTGTTGTCAGAGGCTTCCGCATCACCATTCTCCACTGGCATGAGGTAAACACATATCTCCAGAATACCGATCTTCTTTGTCACTTCTTCAACCTGCTTTGGCAACTGATTAATCACGCTAGCGGCACTCCAAAACTCGCCCCGGGTGCGGGCCGCTATGTCTAGCTCTATATTCTGGCCCTCAATGGCGGTCAGGTAATAAGGGCATCCCTCGGGCAACTTCTCTATATATCGCCCCGCTAGGATGAGCGCTATTTGAAGGTCAGTCTTAGCGAGTTGCACGGATCAGTCTCTTGCATTCATCATCGAAATCCTTAAACCACTTCTCCAGCTTGTCAAGCTCGCGCTTCTGCCGGATGATCTGTCGGCTCAATTCGGTGCGTGTCATGTATGCCTCCTATCTGATTCCCATTTTCCAATCGTGGACTCTATCGAATCATACTATACTAGGTTTGCGCATGTCAACCATTATTTTCACTTGGGTAATCACGCATATACACTAGCATAGCTTCCAGGTCTTCAAGCGAACACCAGCCGTCCACTATAGCTATTGAATCTCCTGGCTCCCAGTCAAAATAAGGTCGGAACCAAGCATTTTCAACAATTCTCTTTGCCTCTTCAAAAGTCATTTCTCTTTACCCTCTTCCGCAGCCACTGCATCATCCGTTTCCAACGGGCCTTTGGTGTTGCTTTTGGGGTCAGGTCATTGAACGTCGCCACTTTATCGAGCAGGTGAGTGTTAACGCTTACACCCGGGTGATCTGCCCAAAAGCACCCCATAGCGCAGTGCTTATCTCCGACATCTAAGGCTCCATGAGCTAGACTCCGACGACGCGAAACCTCCGCCAATACCAGCCGTAGGGCGTATTCTGTGGGTAGTGATTCTCCCGTAGATGAACGGCATTCGGGTCTAAGTGCGCTCATTTTTCCTCCCCGTGCTTATGGTGGATGGTTTTGGCCGTGGGCATTAGGCATAGAAACTTGGCCGGAGCGGGCAGGCTAGGAACGCGCCGTGCCGTTCCAGAGCACTTACAAGGAAAAGCACCGCGAGGGCGCTCACAAGGGCGCTCGGGAAGCGAGTCCATTGGGGCTAGATCGTCAAACTCGTAGCCACACTTGGAGCAACGGTAAGTGTAAATTGGGCTCATAATGGTTTCTTCTTAGTTCTCCTTTCCCCAGTATCTAGTGCCGTCTTTATCACGCTCGGCCCGAAGGGTGCCTGCTTCAACCAACTTGTTCACCCACTTCGTAATTGTGCTCGGGCTCTTTCCATTCAGAGATGCCCAAGTCAGTGTATCTTCTCGGCTGAGTCCTTGATTGCTCTTAATGTACAGCAAAAGGCTGGCGCTGTCAACAGAATTTTCGATGGATTCCTCTTCTTGTCGAATAATTTCTCCCGCGAATTCTACTCGTTTGGACAGGAAACCCTCTTTCTCCTCGGTTATAATTCGATAATGGAAATCTGGAGTTTGGATTGCCCTAGCCTTGACTACAGTACAAGAGGATTGCTTGGTTTTGCGATTGCTATTAATCTTAAATATGGTATCAACGGCTCCTTCAATGGCCGTAGAGCCGCGCACGCCAATAAAATCAGGCTGTCCTAAGGTCGGTTTCGGCCCGTGATGAACCAGAACTATAGCTGCCTTCGTTGCTTGACGCAATTGCTTAATTCCCTGCATGATAGCTTCCATTTCGGTACTGCTGTTCTCCTCGGAAGTGTGAAGGGATCGGAAAGTGTCGAGAATAATCAATGATGCCCCTTGGTACCCATGCTCTTCCACACCATCGCTAATTTCCTCGAGGTCCCCGCTGCTATTTGTTACGAGCATAGGGGCGCTAATAGTCTCTCCTCTGTAAGTTGCCAATCGGTTAGCGGTAGCTGCAATACGGGCGATGTCTTTAGCGTTTTTAATGTTAAGCCCTGGATGCCACGACATATACAAGGAATCTAAGTCTGAGTACATCTGTTCTTCCCTAACGGCAGCAGACTCGTAATCATCCCGAAGCATTGCCCATAGGGCTCTGCCAGTATCATACTTAGGGGAATCTTGTTCGATGAAGAGGACATTCCCGCGTGTGGCCACCTCAAAATGCCTCATAAAAGGCTTTCCAAGTATAACCGCGCGAGCTAATTCCATAGCGAAGAAGGTTTTACCGCTATAGGTAGGACCTGCAATTAAGGTGATAGAGCCTTTCGGGAGAAGGTTTTCCACAAGCATGGGAGGCTTGGGCACGTTTTGCAGTCGGGTGGCCCGTTCCAGTTCTAGAGGTTCGGCAGCTTCTAATACCAGCTTGTTTATCATGTTTTCCTTTCGATCTTGTGCTTGGGAATTAACCCTCCTGAGTATAGGTAAACCTATATACTCAAGGATTGTTACTAATTCCCTCTAAGTGATTTGTTTACTTAATACTAGTAAATAGTAATTACTATTTGGTCAAATTGAGTCTGGAGGGGTCGGAATGAGCAATACTGTACCAAACGGTACACGTAGGCAATGAATGCTGCGAGGTTCCATCGGCCCGCTGGCACTCTCTACACAAATTAAGGTTGAATCAGGCAACATAATGACGCTAAAACGTGATTCATCAACGATGTAGCCGTCGCTCCCGTAATTTGTTTCCTGATACGGTAACACGGCATGGTTGTTAAGAAGCGCCCACGGGCCGAGTTCATCTCCTCGCCTGGAGCAACGCCAAGGCTCAGGAGAAGCGATTTTGGGAAAAGCGAGTACTAAGAGCATCCCTAAAAGAAAAGCGCTTATAGAGGCTATTAGGAGGTTTCGGAGAGTCACGGTTCCCTTTCGGTTAAATTGTCAATAGCGGCTTGAATCTTAATTTGCATGATCGGGTCAGTCTCTTGCTCTAGTTCAATTTCCAGCCTAATACGTGTTTGTTCGGGGTCGTCTTCTCCTTCCAGCATCCCGGCACGGTTGTAGAGGTGTGCGGCACGCGCCATAAATTCTTGTTCGCGCTCCCAATTAGACTCTAGAGAGGCGCGGTCAAGCAGACGGTCAGCTTCTTTCCGTAAAATCTCAGGCAAGCCCATATTCGGACCATCCTATCATAATAGAGGTTTGGTGTAAAGGGAAATTAACAGTCGCGCTCTGTTTACGCGCTGCCCCCAATATCCAGAATTCGCTCAAGTAAGACGATGATTGATTCTACCTCTGCGGCTGTCTCAAAATCGTCAATCCTCAAGTGCGCATGTTGGGCGGCTTGGAGCGCCACGATTAACAATTCTGTAGTTTCAGCATCTAACAATGGGTATTCCATTTTAAACCTCCAGGGTAAAACGTCTAATCCACATCTCATCATTCGCAGATAGCTCCCGCCCATCTTGCATTGCTTTCATCCATCTTTCTGTCCCTGGAGCGCAGTAGGAATGCCGGAACAATCCTCCCCCCACATCAACGGGCCGATTAAGTGAACGTAATGCGGCTAATTCTTCTCGTAAGGTGTGCTCAGTAATGTCTTTTATGCAAACATAACAGATCATGTTTTTATTCTCCATTCTGTTCTTGATCAAGTAAATCTGCAATCGCCTCTATCTCTCTTGCTCCCCATCCTATTGGTCCTGATTCTTCCGTTCCGTCTCTATATGCACACCAATCAAACAAACGGCATGGGATAGGCGGGAGGATCAAGCTAATGCGAATGTCCCCAAGCCTAACGGCTGGCTCTGCCATGTGAAGATCACCCCTTTCGGTTGCCGATAGTTCTACCGTGAGATTCGCCTACGATGCCGCCCGCGTTCGCCTTGAAAAATTGATAGGCTTGACGGTCCACGGTTATACCTCCGCGTTGATGGTGGCGGCAAACGCTTCGATTTCCGCCCATTGGATTAGGTGGCATCCCGCCGTAACGTCACCATTGGCGGAAATGTGGTTGACTAGGAACTCTCCCACATGGAGCGGGTGCCCGTTTGGCTCCCATGCCGTGCCGGTATTGTGGCAGTGTGCCGCGCGTTTCATGGCAATGAGCGCGTGTGCAAGCGGGACGGTTACGCCTTGGGACGTTTCGACAGTCTCCCAGCGTAGGCGAAGCATCGCCGAGCCTTGCGCGGTTCGCATTTCATGATATCCCAAGCTCACAAGGGCATTGCCGGCACGCCATTGTGTGATACGTTCGGCCGATTCGAGCCGGGCAATGCGTTGCTTTTCCTGCTCGCGTCGCACGCGTGCCCGCTCGCGTTTCGCTTCCGCTTCCGGGGTACTCAATCGCGCGTTACGCTCCTCGCGGTACGCTTCGATTGTGGAAGCATCCCCCGCGCGGTAAAAGGAGCATTCGAGCCCGAACGCATCCGCGTACCCTTCCGCTTGCGCTGCATCCCATGCGAGCGCGTCATAAATGGACGTGTAAGGCTCCGAGCGCATCCGCTTGAGCCTACCCTTTTGCGTTTTGTATTGCTCCACAAGGTACGCAAGATTGCGCGCGTGATCGGGCTCCGGGCTGGTATCCCCGTAGTGCCGGCCGGCATTGACGCCAAGGCTAGGCACGCGGTACGTGTCACCATTACCGTGAAATGCGCGGCTTGCACCCGATACATGCCCGCTCGTGGTGACGCTGTACCCTTCGGCCGTGATCAAAGCAACGCGGTTGCCTTTGGTATCCCGCACGATGCGGGCAACCGGGGTAGAGTAGGAATAAAACACGTCCCGTTCAAAGTGTGTGCTCCCGCTCCGGCCGTGTTCCTGTGACCCTTGCGCCCAAACGTGCGCGCACATGTGATTTGTGAATACGGTTCGCATGGTGCTCCTCCACGTTAGGTTAGATCGGTCAAAGCGTTGACCGCGTGCGCTCCACCACCATTGTTTATAAAATTTTGCGTCTTCGCTTCATATTCGGCCAGTGAATAGAGCGTGAAGCGTTCCGCGCGGTTCCTGTCTTCGGTCCATTCCTTCGATTCGATGATGCCCGCACGCACGATGCTAAAGTATCGCGTGCGGCCGTAGGCTTGGCGTACCACAATCCATCGGTCCATTGTACTACCTCCCGGTTCGCAGCGGGTTCCGGGCTTCATTGTCCTACCTCCGGCGCGCAATGCGGCCAGTTATCGCGGATATCTTCGGCTATGATGCGCTCAAGGTCGTAGTTTAACTCAATTGGCGTGGTGCTGTCAATCAATCGCTGCGTGAAATCTTCCAGACTTTCTCCAATTCGGTTTCCGTAGCCGTTCGGATCGATGCCAGAGGATACGAGACTTGCCGTGATTTGTTCTATCGTGCGTGTCATTTAAACCTCCACTATGTAATTTTTCTTACCGAGCGCCATCATCATGTACTGAGTTATAGCATGGTATGTGCCAATCTTCAATCAATGAGTTAGCGTTCATCAATGGGCCGATTGAGTCATTTTGCCCGTGCATGTGGTGCAATTCGCTGTCGTTTGGGCGGAAATTATGACTTTGTAAGTGCTTTGTTTTCCAATCACTTACGCGCTTTCCTTCATACTCTGCCCGGACATTCGCGCATGCACCGCAAAGGAGTGTGCTAGGGTGCTGGATGGAGCAAGGCTCGGCCCGATGAGCGCACATGGAAAACCACGCGGCATTAAGGGCCTTGGGCTTATGCTGATACGAGGGCGGGGCTCTAGTATTGTTCTCTTACCTTGTGGTTTCTTTAGGCTATGACGTTCATACCTTAGTACTTGAGGCTAGGGGGGAACCCCCGAAGCTGAAAGCTGAGAAGAAAGGGTCCCTAGTCGCTTGGGAATTCACAATATAAAACTGGTGGCACAAGGCTAAATGCCCATTCGCAAGAAAAGTTCCCGAGTCCCACCAATGCAGATGGCCAAAGAATACTTACAAGCCTACCCGTCTGCTACGAACGAACAAGTTGTCCAGGCCCTCAATATCTCCGTGCGAACCGTGACAAATGCCCGGGCGGCTTTAATCCAAATGGGCCTCCTTCCGCGTTCATACTTTGACCGAAAGAATATGGTTGGTCCAGTGGTCGCGCCAATACAAGCATCTACCACTGATCCCATCACAATTGAAGGCATCGTTGAGTTAGGCAAAGCTCTGGAGACAGTTCAGATTGGCCGGGGGATGTCTCCTGTCGAAATGCGCGAGCGACTTTCAAACATTGCCCGGCGCGCGGCAGTCGAAGGTGCGGGTTCTCTGGAAATCGCGGCAATTCAGGCAATCGCCAAGTTAGATTCCCAGAGTGGAGAGCGAGATAAACTAGGGCCAGGAGTGCCCCTCTCACGGGCCGATAAAGTCTCTAGGCTTAGTATTCTTATGAAAATTTGCGGGCAAAGTATTACTATCGAATCTCTTATTAATACTTTCGGAAAGGAAGTAAATGGGCAGTCAACTCAGGAAGATCACTCGCAGCCAGCAGAAGCAGTCATTGAAGAAAATGGGCCTGGGTTCAGTGAACGCTCAAGTTCAGTTTGTGAAAATGCTATACGAGAAGAGCCAGTCGAAACTTCAGGAAGTTCTGGCGGCGGAAGCTGAACAAGCTAGAAAGGAAGCCAATGCCCGTGCGGAAGCTGAAGTTCCGACCTCCCAAGGTTCTTGACCCACCTCTTCTCGTCGAAATTGAATGGATTGATGCTCAAAGTGAGATTGACTACGAAGGACTTGCAGCAAAAGCGGGTGGATTGGTCCTGTTGCCTACCGCTGGGTATCATGTTCGAACTGGGACACACCCTGAGCATGGCCCATTCATTGTTATTGCCCGTGAGTGGTTCCTCGACGAGGAAGGAAAAGTTTATACCCGTGATACAACGACTATCCCGACAGGATGGATCAGAAAGTGGAGTGTAATGAATCATAAGACCCAAGTTTGGCCTCATATTGAAGAGTCAAAAGGATGATTAGTGTGTCCACCCCTACGATTTTTGTCCACGTCTTTCCAAAAAAGGAAGAAGATGGCGTGGCAAAGTTGCATATTGTGGATAATGGGGCAGATTGCCACTGCGAGCCGATTTGTGAAGTTAGATTTGACCCAGAAAGACCAAAAATTCCTATTATGATTGTCATTCATCGCCAGGATTTGATCGGTGTTGCTATTTTAGGTCATCTTCCTCCTTCATCTAGGAAAAGTACGAAAGACACTACCCCACCGCCCGACTTTGGGCCAGGATTAGTCTAATGCCATTGAATAAGAGTAAGACAAAAGAAGCATTTTCGCAGAATGTCAAGACTGAAATGGCTGCTGGCAAACCACAGAAGCAAGCTGCAGCTATTGCCTATTCCGTCCAACGAGGCGGTAAGAAAAGGAAAGGTAAGTGATATGGCCGGAAAGAAAGCACATCCAGGATTTAAAGCAATTCAGGCAAAGATTCAAGGAGAAGGGTATTCCAAGGCCGCAGCAGGGGCCATCCTTGCTAATTCTTCAAGAAAAGCAAGCCCCGCCGCGAAGAAGGCCAACCCCCATCTTGGCAAAGTTAAAGGCAAGTGAGTGTCTGGGACCTTGATGCAGAGCGTGAGCTTCTTGCTGATGCTTGTGTACCTGGTCGTAATGAACATGCCCTTTGGAATTTCGTTCTCTACGCTGCGGGTTGGCATTTTCGCTGTACTGAAGATGGGCAACTCAACTGGATCACAGAGCGTGTCCACCAACCCTGGCTCGATTGGGTCCAAGAAAAGGTCATGGATTGGAAAACCGAGCGACGAAAGGGAAAAGCAGAACGACACCAACTTATCATCTGTGTACCGAGAGGGTTTGGGAAATCAAACATCATTACTAAAATCCTCCCCTTATGGTGCATGTTGGATGAACCAAACATCTCGACCTATATTGGGTCAGAAACTCATCCAAAAGCTAAGGCATTTCTATCGCCCATGAAGTCTCTGCTCAATGGGACCGATCCATATTCACTTTTCTCCTGGCTCTATGGTAATTGGTATAACCCAGATCGCTCTTGGAATCTTGAGGAAGTCGTAACAGCATACCGAACCTCTACTGGCATTAGTGAACCTTCAATCGGCACGTTTGGTGTTGAGACAGGCATCACCAGTAAGCACCCCCTATTGATGATCTATGACGATCCGGTATCGGATGAAAAGATGATCGATGGGGGTAACTGGAATATGAAAGCTCTAGAGTCACTAGATTCAATTTATCCAGCACTCCGACCTGATTCAATGTTTATCCTAATTGGGACACGCTATCGTGATGATGACCCCATCGGGACGAGTATTAGAACTGAAGGTGTGGCCGATTGGGTCGGTCATCCTTCCCCAGAAAAATATAAACCTGGAATTTGGCATGTTTACTTTCTCCAAGCCAGAGATAAGGTCAATATTGAGAATTACCCAAAAGGTGAACCCATCTTGCCGGAATCTGGATGGAATAATGAAGCTCTTCTTCGTTCGGAGCGCCGAAATGCACAGAAGTATAGTTCCCAGATGATGAATGATCCATTCGTTGGCGATCATATGGAAATCACCCGCGCTCAGATTGAGAATTTGCTCATCAAGCGGGCCGATCTTCCTTCTATAGAATATGCCACACTCCATGTTGACACGGCTTTCAAATTTGATGAAAGACGTGAACGAGGTGATCGTAACGCTATTGTGGTGTGGCTGCATGATCTTCGCCCTACTGGCGTTGTGTTTCTTGATCGTGTGTTGTGCTCCGAGAAATGGAGCGGAGAAGAGTTTGACTCACAATTAATTCGAGTACTTTATGACTTAAGAAGGCGAGGAATTCGTATTCGGGGACTCACTGACGAGGTTGAACAGGGTGGAAAGCGAGGGGTTTACCGCCAGCATCTTGAACAACTCATCGGAGGGGCCGGTCTTCGTCCATTTGACATTTACCAATTTAATCGTTCAGGTTCTCGAAAAGTTATCAGAATCCGAGAAGCTGCATCTTATTGGTTAGATGGTTTTGTACGTCTTGTCGATGATGCTGAAAATCTTGAACTCCTAATCGATGAAATGCTCAAAATTGGCCGTTCACAATTTGATGATATCTCTGATGCTGCTTCTGATGTCTTTCGACCTGAAATTTGGCGTGGACGGCAAAATATTGGAGTAGACGAGCAGCCTATTTTACCTATGCAACCTGGGGATGATATTCTTAAGGGCAATCAATTCGCAAATGATATAAACCGTCTCGGGCGGGACCTTTTTCCTGAACATTATGGGCCTCTAGACAACGAGCAATCAGAACCCCAACCTGAAAGCGAGTATGAACGCTTCCAAGGATGAAAGTCCACATATCGTAGTTTGGGACTTAGAAACAAGGAAATTAGCGAAAGATTTGCCCGAAGGATGGGCAGATTTAAAAGCAGGTAAGGGCGGGATCAGCGTTCTTTGCATTTATGATAATTTTTCTGGACGAGTACATTTCTATGATGAAGCAACTCTTGAATTGGCTGCACAGCATTTGGAATCGGCCCATGCAGTCTGCTCCTTTAATGGAGAAGACTTTGACTTGCCTGTACTGCAAGGTGTTCTTGGACGCCGAGTGCTCATACCGACTTCACTTGACCTTCTGCAACTTGTGTGGGCTTCCATTGTCGGGAGACGAAAAGGCAACAAACTTGATGAAATCGCAAATAGAACTCTTGGTGTTAACAAAATCGGGAATGGTATACTCGCACCAAGATTAGCTGACACGGGCCGATGGGCAGAACTTTTTGAATATTGTAGCCACGATGTATACTTAACCCGTGATCTTTTCATATTTGCACAACAACATGGTGGTGTAGTCGGAATAGATGGTGAAATTATCCAATTGCAATTACCTGATTGGTTCAATAAGGTCAAATTCTAATGGCTTATGAAATAAGAAAGGAGACAGGAACACAATGGCGTGACCAACTTATTGCAATGGTTCAGGAACGCCGCCAAGTTTCTGAAAATGCCAGTAAATCTTTCAAGAGTAAATTGCCTGAATGGTATAATCTGTGGAGATGTACCCACACTAGTCGTAAGTCCCCGACTAAGAATGATATTCATCTGCCTTTAATTTACTCTACGATATGGAGTGATGTCGCAAGGAAAGTAGCGACATCCTTCAGCCAGTGGCCTATTGTTAGCTTCCAGGGCTATGGTCCGGATGATGCGCCATTCGCGCGTAAACAAGAGGCCCTGGTTAATGCACAATTCCGAGATGCTGAAATTATAGAGAAGGAAATACGTACTTTTTTATGCGGCGATCTTTACGGAACAGCAATCACTCAGGTTATGTGGGATCACAAAGAGGAGATTGTCACTAAAACAGGTTTTAAGACTCTTCCCCTTAGTCAAGAACGTGTCCGTCAAATTATGCGGGCTAAACAAATTACATTTGATGGGCCGAATACTCGAAATGTCGATCTTTTAGATTTCTTTCCGCAACCTAGATATACTAATATTAATGGCAATCAAGGTATGCAGTGGTGCATTGTACGATATTACCTAGACCTCGATCAATGTCGGTTCCTTGCTTCCGAAGCTGGTGGGAAAGTTTTTGATTCCGCTGAAGTAGAGCGATTAGCTCGGGATAGTTCAACTTCTGCTTACCGGGATAATGAAGCTAAAATTCCGCGTGCTACAAATGAATTGAGCCCAGTGGATTCATTTTCTCGTCCTATTGAGATAGTGGAGATGTGGGGGGCAATTCCTTATGAATTTAGGTCGGCATTTAATGGATCAGCCAATGTTGTTATTTCCTTAGCAAATGAAAAGTATCTGTTCCGGGCAGAAGATAATCCAAATGAACACCGACTTAAGCCCTTTTTAAAGTATTCACCAACTTTGGACCCTCATTACTTCTATTCTCCTGGAAAAGCTGAAGTGATCGCCCCGATGGCCATTGCGGCCAACCGATTCATCAATCACCAACTTGATGGGGCTGACCTGCGGGTTCACCCAATGTGGATGTACAATCGTAATAAAGGGATCAATACCCGAAATCTGTTTGCAGGTCCAGGGCGTATTTTCGGTGTAGATGGCGATCCCGGTGATGCCCTCATGCCTGTGCCATTTGATGATCGAGCCCTCCAAACAGGCGGAGCAATGACTCAGACTCTTTGGCAGTTCATGCAGATGGGTACGGCTGTGCAGGAAGATACAGTTATGGGCGCGGGTGGTGGGGCAGACCGACAGACAGCCCGTGAGTTTATGGGGCGGAGAGAGGCCAGTGGGACGCGCCTTATGCTTGAATCTGTCGTCTATGAAACAATGTATCTGGAACCTTTGGGAGATATGTTCTCCTGTTTAAATGGTCAAATGCTCGATCTTCCTAGAGAAGTCCGCATTTTGGGTGATGCTGCTAAAAATGATGTAGTAACTGGGAACCCAATTCAAAATACCAGAGAAGTCATTGTCCCAGGGGACCTAGACCGTAGATATGCGGCAAAAGCTCTTGGGTCTACAATGTCAGCCTCTAGGGAATCAATTAAAGCTGACCATCTCCAACTTTTTCAAATTCTTGCAAGTGCCCAACCGGCTCTAGCAGGATCATTTAATATGGTGAATTATCTCAGGGAAACTCTTCCTTGGTTTAATTTTAAAAATGTCAATGAAATTATCCAAAAAGCTCCAGTTGTTCAGGATATGTTAGCCAATTCAGGCCAGACAGCAGGAAGCATGCCTAATGACGCCCAAGGATTGGCCCAACTTATTGGCGGTGGGGCTCCCTCTGGGCCGAGTGCAGTGATTCAATAATGCCAGAAAGGGCAAATGGACATTCCAGGTGAACTTATCGAACAGATCAGATTTATTATTAACTCTCACGCATGGATCGATTATTTTGAACCGGCTCTCAAAGATATGCGGGAATCGTGCATCAATGTACTCCTTGATCCTTCAAAACGAAGAGCAGATCAAGGGAATGATGACTTTCTACGCGGGTGCGTGAAAACTATAGATGATTTTCTGGGCCTAGCTCCGGGGCTTATCGCTGAAGCTGATGCGAGACGAGAGCAAGAAGAACAAGAGGCAAAGGAAGCTGAGGAAAATTCGGACCTTAGACGCGCAGTTGAGCCGTTTAAGTTCTAACCCAACCACCCGACCGACTCGGGGAAAGAGACTAAAATGCCTAGAACAGATGAAAGATCATTGGCAATCTCCGCAGAAGTAACCCAGGAATTTAATAAAATGGTTGATTCTGGTGCCATTACCGGAGTTGATAAGATTCCTGTAGTCGAAACTGTGGCCGAGACGTCAACCGTCCCGGTTGCATCTCCCGCCGTTGTAACGCCCACCGTTACCCCGGCTCCCGCTCCGGTTACCACACCGGAGACTGGAAAAGTGTTTAACAAATATTCCGATCTTAAAGAAGCTGAGAGAGGATATTACAATGTGGTCAACACACTCTCCACAACTCTTGATGAATCTGCCAAGAAGGATGAGGAGATTACTAGGTTGAGAAGTCAGCTTGCTGCTACCCCTCGGGTCGATCAGGACCGTGAACGGGTCAACCCCGTTACTCGTAATCCTATTGATTGGTCAAAGGCCCCAGCAGTAGAGAAGACTTCAGAGGTATCCGGTATCCCAGTAGAGATACTTGCTGATTTCGCAGAAATGGTCACACGTACAGCGACTGAGAATGCAAATCAAAACTTTCAGGATACACTAGCTCCCTTAAAGGCTGAAGCTGAAGCTGAGGCATACATGCGGGAGAATTACCCTGATGCCTTAAATCACACTAAGGAAGTCACGAATTTCATTAAGGCCAATCCCAGGATTGCCAAAACGGTCGGGGCATTGATCCGGTCAGGCGAACCTGCGGCTGCAATGGAACATGCCTGGACTATGTATACTATTGATACGGGTATCGGAATTGAAACAAAAATGAAGGCTAACTCTGAAGTTGCAGAAGCGGAACGTGCTAAGGCAAGAGCCTCAGCCGGGCTTCCGTCTTCACCTACTACACCCGTCCACTCTGCCAATGCAGGTACCCCGCCGCCTACCGCTGAGGAAATCGAATTTCTCAAGGATAAGGCGAAAGGGGGAGACGAAAAGGCTAAAATTCTCCTGCGTCGGATTTTTGCTGGACATCTGCTTCCGCCTGCTCTTAGAACTTGGGAACAGACGTAAAGCAAAGGATTCTAAAGTAACATGGCTACAATCGGAAATGTCGGAACTTACCTCTACGATTCGTACACGCGAACAAGTGCGAACAGAGAGGATTTGGTTGACTGGATTGCCAATATCGACCCGACGGAGACACCGTTGGTTGTGTTGCTTGGCAAAACCCAGGCAAAAAGTACATACCACCAGTGGCAGACTGAAAATCTGCGTGCTCGGTCTGCCCGAGGCGTTGTGGAAGGTGCGGATTTCGCCCTTCAGACACTCACGGCTCCGACTCGTGTGGTTAATCAGACGGAAATCTTTGGTGGTGATATTGCTGTTACTGAATCTGAACGTATGGAAAATCCTGCGGGTTTAGGGGATGCTTACACGCATCAGTTGGAGAAGGAAACTAAGGCCACGATGGTCGATATTGAAGTCGCTATTATGGCGGCTGGAACGGCGACTACGGGTACTTCGGCTGCTGGCCGTGTAATGAAGACACTAGAAGACTTCATTACTACGACTACTTTCACAGGTGCGAGCTATACGGGCCTAGCGGGTGACGCTACCCATGCAGGCGTGTTTAATGCAAACGACGTAAATGCGTTCTTGAACTTGATCTGGACGCAGGGTGGGAAGACTGATCTTATCGTAATGAATGGTGCCTACAAGCGCCAATTCAGCGCGTTGACAACTTCCAATACCCGTAACGTATTGGCCACCGATAAGAAGTTGGTAATCGGTGTAGATGTTTACGATTCAGATTTCGGCCTAATGCCCATCCAGTTGAATCGCTGGTCGCCTGTGTCGGCTAACACCGCCTCAGCTACTGCAAATGCAACGGATGTAAGCGGTCGTATCTGGTTCTTGGAGCGTGCTAAGGTCCGGCTTGCGTGGTTCCGCGAACTTCAGCATAGGTTGATGGGAACTCGCGGTGATAGCACGGCTGGTCAAGTTCGGGCGGAGTTGACGCTTGAAGTGGCTAATCAGAAGGCGCTCGGTGTTATGAAGGGCGTGAACAACAAGTCGGCAGTTACGTAGGCTGGCTGAACAGGGCTAACAGTTCCGGGGGTGAGATGCGATTGGAACGTAACCAATAGCTACTCGGCCCCCGGAGCAACCTGCCCAAAGGAGATAGAATGGCTGGTAGAGATTTTAGCAAAGATAAGGGTTTTCTTGAAGATAACCAGGACCTGTTCCTGGGTGGAATGGTCAGGCCGACGAGGGTTTTCGATATGAATATCCTTTCTCCTGCGACCGTGCCCACCATTGGTGCTAGTTCTAATGGTGCGGCTGAAAAGGAAAACATGAGTGTAGATGCCTATGGGCCGATTGATGGTCCTATGTCGGGTAATGTACCCCAAACTGACAACATAGGGCCGACTACACATGGGGGATCGGGCGGTATGGGCGATCAAGGATTGGGTTTCTAACATGGGCACTAATAACAATGGTTTCCACCAAGATGGCATCCCTCTTGAGAAGTACAAGTTTGATAAGGAGGCTGACCAGCGCGCTAAGGATGCTACCGATGTTGGCCCCATTAATGATATTAATGGGGAGCCTGTAACTCCCACCGCTGATGCCCAAAAAGCACGATATGCTGCACGGGTAAAGGCACAAATGACTTCTCATAAAAATCCAAAGAATCGAGCATACTAATGGCAGCGCATAGACCGAAGTTTGGACAAGTAGAGCGCCAGATGATGGACGAGTTGTTTGAGCCTGAGGTCTTGCGTGAAAAGATTCCGGGGATGGGTGACGTGCTCGACGGTGCGGCCCATCTCCGGGCGCTGCATGAAGAGATTGGAATTATAGGAAAATTCAGAACCGCCAATGGATTCACAGCGGACCGATCTGTGCAGCGCATTTGTAAGATTGATACAAATATATTGATAATGTTAGACCATCTACATGAAGCAGGTTGTATGTGCGGTAAGCCTCTATGGGGGAGTGACGGCCACAAGGCTTGGTTCTACGAATGGCTGGAAGGTCCTGGAAAATCCTTTGATACCCGAACGAAAGTGATTTTGTAATGTCTATCCATGAAGCAGGTGGACCAACTAAAGCAAATTTTGGAGTTTATGGGATTAGTAACTTTGATAAAATGTCAGCCCAGGCTTACTATCGGGTTGGAGTTCCCCTGAAATCTCTCTATCTTCTTGGTTTAGCTAACATTTATATAGATGATGGTAAAGATAACCGTGATCTTGCAATGCAGATTCAGATGGGTTCTGACATCGTGATGGGTTGGAATATGAGCAGTGATGTACATTTTAAGGTAATCCAAGACTTCCATGAGTACAAGCATATTATAGACAAAGGCGCAATAAGACTGCCCCCTACTTTTGTCTTTGATATGGATGATGATATCTCCTACGTTTCCCCTTTGAACGATACTTTTGTTCATTTTGGAGTGCGTAACTGGGAAGGGGATATGCTTAATCCAGGAGATACTTTGGAGTGGCCTGCTCCTAATGGGAAGACAATTAAATTATGGGAAGATAAGATTACTGTAGGAGCAAATAACAAAACCTTCGATATCGAAAATAATCTAGCCCGACTGGCACAGCACTATGAAGGAGCAAGGTTGTCCCGGGGTGTGACTGTTACAACTCCATTCTTAGCAGAAATTTATAAAGATCATGGCGTTCAAAATGTCCATGTATATCCAAACAGTATCCTAGAAAGTGATTTCTTCATCCCTACCCTTGTGCCACATGAGGGTGTCCGTATTCTTTGGCAGGGGAGTACATCACATTTTGAGGACTGGTTCCCAATTCAGGATGCGGTAATTGAAGTTCTTAAGGAGAACCCGCAAGCTAAATTGGTAATTTATGGAGCCTTGTGGAAATACCTCCAACGTAATATACCGCCTGAACAGCTTGAATTCCATGAATGGTCAGATTACTCAACCTACAAAATCAAACGGCACATTCTAGATTGTGATATCAATCTCTGCCCTCTTATTGACACGCCATTTAACCGCTCTAAAAGTGCCCTTAAATGGTATGAAGCATCAATTGGCCCAAGGCCAGAGGCTACCTTGGCTGCGAAGTGCGGACCATATCTAGAAATTGAACACGGCAAAACTGGATTACTTTATGAAACGCCTGAGGAGTTCAAAACGAACCTGACGGCTTTGATTAAATCTAAGGAGCTACGTCTTACCTTGGCGAGCCATGCGAGGGATTGGGTTCGATTAAATAGAGATGCCCTGAAGACCGGGGTTGAATATATGGAGTTCTTAGAAGAATTGAAACGCCAACAGCGCCGGGAAGCTCTGGCAGCCAGGTAACCCAACAAGAGAAATCAGCTTGGTGTTTAAGGAGAATTAAATGAGCATGTTGCTAACCGATGCCCAAATATATGTTAGTAGAATCTATGGGGGAACAAATAATTCTGTAATCCTAGCTCAAGCTCTAGACGCTATTAAATCTACCTTTGAACTATGGCAACGAAAACATAATTGGCACTTTCTTCTACAAGATACCTCCCAGACTTTTGCGGTAGTCAGTTCCAGTACTTCTTCTGTTACTCTTACTACAGCCGTAACCAATGGTTTTAAGAATGTATTGGTAGGAATGACAATTACCGGAACAAACATTCCAGTAGGAACTACCGTTGCCTCAATCGAATCTAATGTAAGTCTTACTATGTCTGCTGCATCCACCGGAACGATTTCAGCAGCTTCAATTACTTTTGGAGGAACTATCCCGATTATCACGGGAACTTCTACCTACAAGTTACCTACTAAATTCTGGAAACCATATTCTTGCCGATTACTAACGAATTCCAAATGGCCTCTTCGATATGTCCAACAAAATTTTGTGGATGCCATTACATTTGACCAGAATATTGCAGGAGTGGTTTCGGCTTATACCCTGTATAATGCAAATGATTTTGATGCCTCAGGAACACAGCAATCTTTTATGAAAGTTTTTAATATCCCAGATCGTAATGATACGGCTCTACTTCGCTATTACCGACCATTCGATCCTTCTAGAACAACTGTTGATATTCCAGATGGATACCTTTATACTTTTTTGGATTGTGCCCAGATCAAATTGCTTCTTATTAAAGACTCCATGAACCCACGTCTTCCGGCTCTTATGTTGCAAATGTATGGGAGCCATGACCAACGTGGAGATTTCCAGGCAGCAATTGCCGCTGATTCTGAAGAAGGTGGAGAAGATCAACTTGAAGAAATGAAATCTCCACATGAGATGGAAAAGCGTGGATTTGGGTTTAGTGGGAATTTCTATCCCCGAGGCGATTATTAATGGCAGTCCGTAAGGAAGTTCTTAATGGTGGTGTGGTCCAAGTACGGCATCCTACTTTACTTAAAGAAGGGGAAGTTCTTCAAGCAGATGATTGCATTCTGCGGCCCGGTGACCCTGCCTTATGCTCTGCCCCAGGGCGTACCGCCTACGGTACAGTACGAAGTACATCTATCACCACAGTCACGGTGTCAAACACCACACTCACTTCTGCTGGACTATTCGGAACTGATATTGCTACTGTGACAGTCACATCTGGGTCCGATGTCATAACTAAAGCAGCCGCCGCCTTGGCAGGATTAATCGCAGGACAAACAGTCGTAGGCACAGGAATCCCAGCAGGTACGGTTGTTAAACGTACCCTTTACAATACCAATGATGTACAATTATCAAATGCTGCTACGGCTACTGGTACTCCGACTATTACTGTCAGTGATCTTCATCCAGGTACTTTCATTAGTGGGTCGGGAATAACAACCGGGACTAGCATTGCATCTATCCAAAGTGCTTCCTCACTCACGATGTCCGCAGCAGCTTCTAACGCAGTATCTGCCTCGCGCACTTTTAGCGAGAAAGTCAGCGGACTTAAAGCCATTGAATTCAATGCAGGTGAGAGTGATGTGATGCTCGCTAAAGCGGCAGATAAAATCTATACCTCTCCGATTACAAATATTACTGGGACATTCACAGAGAAGATACATGGTCTTTCCCAGAATGTAGAGGCTACATTAGAAACTGTACGTGCCAGTAGTAATGCAAGTACCGGTAAAAAACTGAATGGGCATCTTATCTTGACTGGATTTGATCCTCCTCAGGTTATTTATCTTACAGATAATGGTACTGGAACTGGAAATCAAATTCCAACTTCTAGGGCATTAGGTATGAAGCCTGTAACAGATTTTGTGGGGGCTGTAATTGTTCCAGGAGTATGGTCTAGTCTCAGTGATTTGGGTAATAGATATTACTATTTTCTTATTACGGAAGTTTTTAATCCAGGCAGTATAGATGAAGTAGAAAGTACATATAGTGGAATTCCTAGAGGTGTCCAAATTACCGATTTCAATACACAAAGCATTCTAGTTACATACACCGCTGGTGCCGCTCCCGCAATTCCTACAAATGACGGACTTAATGGTTCAAATTTAGCAACTCATTGGCGTATTTATATCGCCCCGGGAGAGGTATTAGATGCACAACCTCTTCCTGATCTATCTGCGTTCACTGCAGTACAAGATGTACTGATGGCAGTAAATTCTGTTACGCTTTCTAATTCAAATCCTTTGCAATCTGGGTATGCCCGCACTATAGAGGCGTATGGGGCATTACCAGCATTATTCCCCAGTAGCCCATCAAACTCCCTATCAACTATCGCACGACAGGAAGTTACGGCCACTTCGGCTACAAGTTCTAATATTTTAACATCTTCAGCCGCATTTGGAACAGTAACTCCAGGTATGTTCATAACATCCACTACAAATAAAATTCCATATGGAGTTTACGTAGTCAGTGTGACATCTTCTTCTGCGCTCGTTATGTCAAGCGCAGCTACTGGAAGTGCAACTGAAATTTTTGGATTTGGAAATCGACCTTCTTGGGGGGTAAATTATGCTACTTCTCCTCCTAATCAGGGGAATTATCGTGGAAGTGTTTTTGAAAATTTTGGAATTGAGAATATAGGAGCATTTGCTGCTGCTACAATTACTGGTGTTAAAGTAGAAATTAAAGGATCGTTTAAAGCAGCTTCTGGTGGGGACAGAGGTTTCGACGTTGTGTTGTATAAAGGAGGCCAAGGAGGAACGGCAAGTCCAGCAAAACATGGGGATTTCGGATCGGGCGCGGGCGGCGGGGTGAGGGTAAAAGAACATAGAGGTTCAGGAATTATCACACTTGGAGGACCTGGAGATACCTGGGGAATAGCTTGGGCGGTAGGAGGAACAGATTTTATTGATGATACTAGTGGCCCGTATACATCATTTGGAGTTGCGCTCAAAAAAAGCTCTGCAGCAGTAGATATAACACATTTTATAGAAGGAGTCAAAGTTACTATTTATTCTGGTTCAGAAACTATTACTTTAAATGGAAATCCATTTAGAACTATCATTATTACTGACCAAATAGGCACTTCCGCTGGTGTCGGCGCGGCAGGTCAGCCCCCTATTGCCTCAACCGGAGATGTAATAGATGATATGGTTGTTCTAAATGATGCTAATTCTGAGGCAGATATAGTAGCTTCTTTGCCCGGTAATATGGATGCTTACCCTGCCGGGTACCGCTTACCTTTAAAAGATAAAGTAGTTTCTATTCGACGATACGGGACGGGCGGGATTATCGGGTGTAAAAACTCCCTAAAACGCCTCAACTATTTTCCTCGGGAAACCGATGCCGATGGTTCCAAAGGACGTTGTTTTGAAGATATAGCTACCGATCATGGCGTGGTCGGCCCAATGGCAATCACACTTATGGACCTTCCAGGGCGCGGCTCAGTTATGCCATATATGTCCTATAATGGGCTACATTGGACTGATGCTATCACAACTTCTGTACTTAATGAAGACTTAGATTGGGGTTCACTGGTGGAACCGACGTTGATCCACAGATCAGTTCTCCGAGTCTACCCTAAATTATACTTAATCGCTTTCTATTATGTCCCCACCGGCGGGACAAGATTGACAAAAGTAATCTACTTTTTCTACCATCCTACTCATCTCAAACCGGGATTTAAGTTACCCGCTATTGGTCCTGTTTCATGTGAATCTGGAAGTGCTACTAGCGTATTGGTCAATGGTGTTCCTCGCCTGTTCACAGGGCATGGCCTTGATGGAAAAGTATATCTTGAAGATAATGGCATTACTGATGATTCCGGGGGGACAATCCTCCCTATTATACGCACGCGCCGGTACTATCTTGCAGAGTTAGGTTACGATGGTCGGGTCGAGTCTTTCTATATTATTACGGATGCTTCTGGTACTTCCACAACTGGGGGGTTCACGGCTGTTTTAAATCGTCAGAATGGTGGAGAACTAGTAACTTTAGTGGATACCGTTACTGGGGACACTGTGACGGGTGGTATTATCCAGTTATTTATAGACAATGCAGGTGAAACATTCGATATTAAGATTAGTAAAGCAGTAGCCCAATCAGCCCCTATTCGACTTCATTATATAGGTTTTGAAGCTGCCTATCTACATTCTGGAACTGGTGATTAATTGAGAGCTTTTGAACCACAGATTCCTGCCCGAGATTTTGATAACCGGCTGTACGAATGCCTAAAGAATATCAATGGGTATTTGCAGCAGGTGGACACAGCTTTCGGTTTAATTGGCCGTGGATTGGTCCCGGTAGCTGGAGCAGGTCCAGGTATTCCGGGAACGACTATTGGGGGGTTGATTAGACATAGCCAACTTCTTGGGCTAGAGGCCGACGACCATCTTCAATATCTTCTATTAGCTGGTCGTTCAGCGGGACAAATTGCTCATGGGACAAAAGGATCAGGTTCGAGTGGGGCAACGACAGATGTAAGTGAATTTAGTACTCAAAAAGAAGGAACCGGAGGAGTTACTTGGACTCCTATTGCGATAGGAACAAGTGCTCAAATTAATGATATTATAGTAGTTGTTGTTTGTACTGCTGGGCGAGATGGAAGTCCTACTCAAACGCATGATGCTCTCACAGATACTAAAGGTCATACTTGGACAAGACATGCTTTTGCAAGTTTTGAAAGACCAGCAGCACCTAACCGATTTGCTGCTGCTAGTATTTGGACGACAGTTATCACTACACCACTTGTATCCGGTGTTGATACACTTGGATTAACTTTCTCTGGCGCAGTTGGAAGTCGTGCAATTGAATCAAGAATTTTTAGAGGATTCTCTGGTGCAATAGTAAGTCTCGCAGGGTCTACCTTCCAGGGAGTTGATGTTAATTCTCCGGCAGACCCACCTGCAAGTCTAACTATTTCTGGACTGACATCAAGAGAATATCTATTTATTAGAGCAACAAGTATTGCAGACAACAATACAAGTTACACTGCATCAAGTGGGTATACTGAATTTACATCAGTACATACAAATGCGACGACATCACACGGTACACTAGATGATAATGTTGGGTGCCGTGGAGAATTTTCAATCGTTACTAGTACAGGAAGCACCAGCGCCGGGCCAACAATAAATTTAACGAATCTTCCAATGACACTCTCGTTGTTGGTTGCACTTAAAGTAACTGGAGGAAATGCTGGAAGTTTAAAATTCTTTTCAGGTGACGATTCATCGTCGGCTGAGATAGCGATGGTCGGGAGTACAATTACCTCAAATTTTGACTTCTTTAATTTTCGCGCTATAGGTGGGGTAACGACACTTTCATATATTCGTGGCAGTGATGGTGCATTTGTCGGCCCGGTTGTAGCAGTAGGAACTGACACTCATCCTGATAATATATTTAGGATTGTCGGATCGTCTGATGCTACTAAAAAAGTAGCCTTTGAAGTAGATGGGCTGACTACAGCCACTACTCGTCTACTGACTGTTCCTGACGTTGATGGCATACTGATCCTTAGCCAAGGTACGAGTGCAGGTCAGGTAATTGGGACTGGGGCGCACACAGGTGGCGCAGCATCTTCAATGGTTATTGAAAATTCAATAATGATTGGAGATGGTCTAAGTGGGACTAATTTCACGGCTGGAAGAGTTCTCAATGCTTTGCACGGGGCGGGGAATAATACATCATTTTTTCTATTAAGAAATACATTAAATACACCGAGTGGGGCCGCATCTGGAGCATTTTTCTTTCTTGATATCCAGCCCCAGGCAGTTGGGTATTCCAGTGGAAGTTACACATATACCGGATTTAGATTTTTAGCAGCGAGTACCATTGTAGCATCGGGGGTGACGTGTTCAAATGCAACTGGGGCCATTATCCAATGTTCTCCTGTAGGAGCAAATGACGTAGGTTCGGGAAATCCTCATGGTCCAATAAGCATATATCGCGGATTGTTGATTACAACAATCGGCACGACCATTCCATCAGATAGAGAAATTGCTGTATCTGTTACGGCTGGGAGTACAGCAGTAACGTCTGCGGGGCTATTTGTCTCCCCAATTGCCTCTGGACATTCGATTAGGTCATCTGGAGGAGTAGGTGTTATCGCTCCTGTTACGACTATTACTATTACAGATGCATCTAACGGAGTATTGTCACAAAATGCAACTGTGACTGGTGCCACCACCGGAGTGATAGGTCCTCTTTCTACAGAGATTACTGGTTTGAGAATTGCAATGTCAGCTAGAACGCAAACAGTCACAGATTTGCGTGCGATATCGATTGTGGATAATGGTGGGGGAAATCAATGGGTAAAAAATGCATCCGTAATAGAATTAATTTCTGCCCCAGGGAGCACAGTGAACACAGAAACATGGTCGTTTATAAAGAACACTGTGACTGTATCTGGACCAGGAACTATTTGGCTCTTTAATTTTACTAGTACAAATAGTTCCAGGCATGCTGGTATGTTCTCAATTGGTCATACGGCGACACCCACTTCGTGGATTCATTTAGGAACTGGAACGACTACAATCTCCCCCCTCCGATTTGTGGCAGGAACTAATCTTACAACTCCGCTATCTGGTACTGAAGAGTATGATGGATCATATTTCTATCTAACACATGGGGATGCGATACGCACTCTTATCCCGACACAGCGAGGTACGTTAAATCTTACGGCACAAGCAGCCGCTATAGGCGCTACTGCTTTATACGCCCCGCCTGCTGCTGGGTATTACCTTGTTCATTACACATTGGAAGATACTACTGCTGATGTGACGGCAGGTACAATACAATTTCAAATAAACTATACTGATGATATTGGTGCTACAAATCAAGTAGGAGCCGCTCTTATATTAACAGCAACAGGGCGGGATAGAGGAACATTCCAAATTTATAGTGCAAGTGGCACTATTACTTATCAAACTAATCTTGTAGGAATAATCGCAACTAGCCGATATGCACTTCGCGTTCGTCTAGAGGCTATGGGGTAGTATGGAGGCGTGGCTAATGCGAAGCACTCTAATGGGGAATCGTAGTACGGATCGCAACGTACGAGTTAACCCAGTAAAAGTGAACCACGCCTCCTTTTCTTTTACATTTACAAAGGAGAACAAATGAATCCACTATCGTTACTGCTATCACTTGGCCAAGCAGGACTTGGGGCAGCCCTTGGAGGAAAGCAAAATCCGACTATTGATCCCGAACAGCTTAAGCGTTTGTTCGGTCCTGGGGCGACGGCTGAAGAAGTTCAGGCTCTATTCAATCTTCTAAAGAACTCACCTGCATTTGCAAATATTCTTAGCGGAAATTCAATGCAAGGAGCGAACATTGCTAACCAGGCTTCGGCTCGAATGGGATCAGCCGGAACAACGGGTACTCCTATTGGTGCATTTCTTGACCAGGCCGGGCGTGGTTACGGCCAAACATTAAACCGGGGTGCGCAAGCCAATTTGTTTATGGAGGCACTTAAAGCAGCTACCCAAAATATCCAGTCACGCCAGTCCGCATATGTTAATTCCCAAAATAATCGGCAAGAAACTCCGACTTTCAGTCGTATGGTAGGGGCTTCCTTGTTGAATTCAGGTGCAAGCGGATTCTCTAATTGGCTTAACGCTCCTAGGGCTGTTCTGCCTGATGCTGGAGCTTCTACTATGCCACAGGACTTTATCGGACCTCTTATGCCTGGGCAAAGGAGGGGTTAGTGGCTACCGACCCGCAACCCGCTGAAAGTCAGGACTCTATTCTCGCTGCCCTATCTAATTTACTTGGTGGAGCGCAGCAGGCACAACCAGATATTTCCTCTCTATTTAACGAAGCTCTTTCAGCTAATGCTAATGCTACTCCCCCAGCCACTATACCTGTTCCTGGAGGGACCAATCCATACGGAAGAATGGCCTCTATATTTGCTGCTTCCTTAGCTGACCAACTAGGTGCAAGAGGTTCTTTAGTAGGCACTCAGGCTAAATTAGCCCAGAATGATGAAGCCAGTATTGCCGCTGCCCATGAGAATTTTGCCCGTAAGCAAGCATTCGATGACAAGAAAGCTATGGAACGCATGGGCATTCTTATGAAGATTGGAGAAGCAAAATCTAAGGCACTTGAAAAACAAGGGGACATGGCAGCCTACGAAGCGCAGGTTAAGGCTAATCTTATGATGGCCGACCGCGCTAGAAAGCTCCAAGAAGATGTGGATGCTAGGGCTGCGGAAGCTGCACACAAAAATAGGCTTGAAGAGATTATAGCCGCTAAGAAGAGCACACCTGAAGAAAAGAAAATAGCTGCTGATGCTAAAGCACAAGATATGGAAGATAAAGCAGTTCTGCGTTTTCAAGAAGATATTAGCAATGTTGCTAAGAAGCCTGGAGCCACATCTAAGCAGATGGTTCCAGGTTCCCAAGGCATATTTAACTGGGGTGGTGATAAGGCAATAGCTTTAACTCCTTCTGCTGTTCAGCAAATTAGAGGAAGGTCTGCCGCTACTGCCAGATCAGCAGGGAGCCAGCGGCTTAGAGAAACAGCCCTACAGACTTACATTGACACCATGCGAAATTCTACTACTGGAGAAGTGGACAGGTCAACTCCTGAGTATAAACGCTTCTGGACTCTTGTTACTTCTGTAATCCCCGATCAGGCTGCTCGTACAGCATTCCTAACTAGTGTGGGCTTTTAGTGGCTGAAATCGATCCGTTTGCCCCAACTACTATATCTTCCATTCCACCGGCGACTACGGGGATCGATCCTTTTACCCCAGCCACTCCCGAAACCGTTGGAGTAGGTGCGGCTGATCCGTTCGCCCCTTCTACGACTATACCACAACTTAAAGTTACTACCAAAAACTACGCACCAGGGCCGATTGGAGAGCTAGATAAGTTCATTACTGAGACATTTAAAGCTCCTATTACTGCCTTTAAGGCTACCGGGCAAGATTTAGCTACATTTAATGCTCTTGTCAAAGCAGATGGCCCAATCAATGCCATGCGTTCTTGGGGTAGTGAATTCAGGAGTAAACTGGGCTTACCAATTACTTCTGAAGAGGAACAATCTCTAGCTCAAGATATCGCTATCTACCGAAGTTCCCATAAGGCCGATCCTTCTGTACTCAAGACGTTAGACCAGGCATTTAACCAGCATATGACGGTAGATGACCTCAAAGAAATGAATCGTGGGCTAGTCAATGTAGCCTCAATGATCGCTCCAGTTGGTAAATTAACTGCCCTAGCAGCTAATCCCATTAAAAATCTACTGGTACGCCGCATTGCTGATGCTGAAATGCACAGCGTAGCCTCCTTCGTTGCTTGGACTGTGGGCACTAATTCAGCTAATCAAGAAGACCTTACGAAAGGCGTACCCGAAGCAACAATTGCTGGAGCGCTCCTTCCTCCAGTGGCTAAATTTGCAGGAGCCGCAGCCGGACAGGTTGTTAAATATGGAGTTAAAGGAGTAAGTGCTGTAGTCGGTCCGGGGGTTGAGGCATTTGATAAAGCGGCTATGAAGGTTAACTTATACGCCGTCACACGGAATCTCTTTCACCATTTTTGGGATTATGTAGGCTACTCTGGCGAGGCATTGGTTAGAGATGCTGGGCTCCCCCAGACAGCCGATAATCTAGCCGCAGCCAGAGGTGTTTACCATACGCAGGCTGGAACTTGGAATGGCAAAGTAGATGTGCAATTCATGGGATTAGATAAAGAAGAACGAGAAACTTTAGCTAAAATGCTTCATCTATCTGAAGCAGATGCTTCTAAACTTGATCCTACTGGCGCGCTCATGCCTAGAGCCAAAGCTGTGTCACAAGTCCTAAAAGAAGTTGCAGACCGAGCGACTGCCGCGCAGGTACTGCAAATAGATGTGGCTACTGGGGCACTTCGTAGGTTCAAGCCCCGAGGTGATTTCGGAATGCCCCATGTGATTGTAGATACACAACAGTTCATCACACCAGGACCTATGCGAGATGAGGCTCTTACTATATTAACTAAGCAACATAAGATGCCTCTTTCTCAGGCTGAAAGAGTTCTTGAGACAATGCACGCAGAGAATCTTACCGAAACTCGTTCCGGTATAGGCAAGGGATATGCGAATCTTATGGGCAGAGCTTATAGTTTACCTGGATTTGTACAAGACCCAGGGGCTATTTTACCGGAATACTTTAGTGATATGGCTCGTAAGATTGAACTATCAGCTAGATTTGGGGGAGAAACCATACCAGAAAAATCTACTGTTAGGGATATATTTCCAAAAGCATTTGAAGGGATTGATAAGTTAGTGGAGCCGGAACGCAGACAGGCGGTTGAAACTGTAATTTCAGGACAACTTGGACAGTTCACACAGGGTAATATCCTAACTCAGAAGATAGCCAAAATTGCTCAGTACCAGGCTGTAATGAAGTTAGGACTCGCTCAGTTTACGCAGCTTACGCAATTCGCAGCGACGGTAGCCCAGACTGGTTTCCGAGATTCCTATAAAGATTTATTGCGTTTAGGTGCCCGTGATCCTGAACTTCATAGAGTCATGCTCCGCACAGGAGCTTATATGGAATCATTGGTCCGATCTTCCCAAGAAAGTATGAGTACAAGCGGGCCGATGATTACTAAAGTAATGAACCGTACTGGTTTTACCGCAATGGACACGCAAGCGAGGCGGTATGGAGTTCTACGCGGGTTTTCGATGGCATCCTACCAAGCAGAAAAATTAACTGAATTAGTTTCACGGCAACCCCAATCTAAAGGACTTGAATCTAAGTACATTACCGGACAAATCACACAAATTGAAAAGAAATTTGATATAATGGGTATTGATGGGGCCGACCTCGTTAGACGAGGCGGTATCCTTAACGAAGATGACCTGGTTAAGGCAGGCCAGAAGATCAGCACAGATGTAAACTTCTGGAGTGACAGCCTCTCTTTACCTTTATTTTTGAAATCCCCTTGGGGCCGTATCCTAGGGCAATTTAAATCCTTCGCGTTCCAGCAGTCTCGATTTATCAAAGATGCTATTGTTAAACCTGCTCTTGATGGGGACCTTGGCCCATTAATACGAACACTTCCTGCTCTTGCTGCAACGGGTGAAGTAATAGCGGATATTAAATCTCTTATCCGACTTAGGCCCAGAAATGATGAAGGATTACTCCGGCTCTTAAATGATCTTGGAGCGGGAGGTTCTTTTGGAATTATAGCCGATGGGATTCAAGCAACTAATTATTCAGATGGATTACTTAAGTGGGCAGCCGGACCTATGATTTCAGATGTCACTGATTTGGCATATGGTGGTGCGGACTTAGTACGCAAAGGAAATATACGTAAACTAGGCAAGAAAGTAGTTGCGGCTGGTGTCCCGTTTATTCCCTACGTCGGACCGGTTATCGCTCCTGCTGTAGGAAATATCTTATTTCCACCTAAACAACCAGCGGGTCAGTGATGGATACTAAGTTTGATCCTTTCGCATGGTTACTAGGAGGGCTAGGAACTATAACCCTAGCTTGGGTGGGGGCAACAACTAAGAAAGTTAATCGGCATGAAACAGAAATCGCGGTGCTCAAGGAAGGCCAAAGAAGTATCGAGAATTCTCTCGACAGACTCGAATCGCATTTCGGCACAAAGCCGAAGGAGTAATTATGCTTAACAAGGATATTGTGCTGTGGCTTGTGCGCAAGGCTGTGTACACCGCAGTTGGTGCCGCTGTGGCTGTAGTGACGGCGTACTTTACGCAGCACGCGGGTGGGCCTGATTTCAATTTCACTAATCTAAGTATCGTAGGCGCTATAGGCGGCGTCGTCTCGGCTGTAGTGGGTGATCTTCGCAGGGCACTAGCTCCTGACTTTCTCCAGATTGCTACGGGGGCTGACCCCAGAAAGGACGGCTAATGAACCTCGGGAAATTGCTACACAAAATTGTAATTCTCCGTCCTCTTCTTAAGCTAATTGGTGTGAAGGACCACACAATTGCAGCTAAGATTGGGGAAGGACTAACTATCGTTGACAAGGCAGTCAACGAACCAGGGAAGGACAAGTGAGGTGGCTGCGCAGGAAGTTAATGGGGTCCATAGATGGGAAATTAAATTTCGTCCTTAAATTTATGAGGACACTTATTGTAGGAGATGCTATAATTATTATGAATCTTGACAACGTATTGGCAGCTTTGGCAGATCAAGCAGCAGAAATTAGTGTGATTAAGGCGTACATTGCGGGCCTTCAAGCTAATCAGGCCGATCCGGCGAAGGTTCAGGCTGCGTTTGATGCGGTAACGGCGAACACGGCTAATCTGGCGTCGGCTATTCCTCCGACTCCCTAACTTTTCTATGGGGGAGGGATAGGCAGTAAGACCGCTTCAGAGCGGCAACCGGTAAACGTCGGCCCTCAATAGCTCATTCGCGGTGAGCCCCCAACAAAGATTAGGCCCCGATCCTATTTAAAGGAAAGGGGCCTTTTCTTTAATTGTTTTCTCGTTTTTAAAGTATGCTTTAATTTCCTAAATCAGTGATCTTTGCTGGAGGAACTCCGTCATATACTACAATTACAATATTGGTTGGACAACTCCTGCCCGCGTTATTTTCTCCACGGGCATAGAACTTCCTAGTTCCAGGAGTAGCAAATGTCGCCGCCAAAGAATCCAACGCCCCTGCGATAAAAGGACCAAACTTACGGACAACAAGCTGATCGGTGGTTGCAGGAACAGTCCCAGCCATAAGCCACAGAGAGACGCTTCTAACTATAGTGGGAGTCGTAGTCTGGGCACATGTGATACTGTCTACTTGCCCAAATGAAGGCACAGTGAAACGAAGATTAATTGTCTCAGGTAGAGCAGTCGAGCATGACAGCAACCCGGCAGCAATAATTACGGCACAAATTCCAAATAACTTCTTCATTCATTCTCCTTTGGTTCGTCCTTGAAACGACCACGTGGCCTAGTTTCGATTTGGTCTTCAACAGTTAAATCGGCATCAGCCATATTAAATTCAACTACATCACCATTAATTCTAGCCTGTTCGTTTTCGTAAGGGCTCAATACCCTGCGGTAAACCTCTATCTTGACAGCCTCCAGCGTGCCAAGAATAGCCACTCCCTGCCAATACTTGATCGTCCCGAAGGTGCGGACCAATTGCATTAGCAATCTAGTAATAACGTAATTCACGTCCCCCATCCATGAACTTTCCAGGTTAGTTCCTTTAATGTAAGCTGCCAAACCCTCGACGTATTTATCTAGGACCTCACGACGTGCTGTCGGGATGTAGGGCATCTGAATCTCCTTCCTTCAAAAGGTCCTTTAGTGGCTGTGAAAAATCACCTACCCTCCAAAAATTGGGAAAAAAACAATCGGATCGGGCAGCGGGGTGAAGTGAAGGCTCATGTACGGTACACCCGCACGGGAGCTTGTGAGGGTATACTTCTACAACATCCGGCCTTGGTTCATCACTGGGAGTGTTGCTATTACCTGGTCGTGTATCACTATCTTTCCCCATGCTGCCTCCACATGCTTGATAAAGTAGTAGTCCGAAATAGCTACTTGGTATGGCGGAAAATCTGCCATTTTAGGCATCTTTGCCGTGTCTCTAGGTACAACTATTTGTTGTCCTGATACTTCCCCACAGTTCAGACTGTTCTTTAATATACGCCCCGTATGTTCCATAGCAAATAAGTGGGGCACCCCCGGGTCGATTTTTACCCCTTCCCGTATGATATTGAATGCCTCATGGTGAGTAATATCGTCATCACCATTGAAAAAAACATAATCGCCTCGGGCATGTGCAATCCCGTAATCACATGCGCTGCAGCCATAGTCACCTACCCGTTCTGGAAGCTCTAAGTAGCGAATGCCCATGCTGCCATTATACACCAGAGCTAGCCCACTCATTGGGTTTGGGCCATCCCCAACTATGATTACCTCGTCCCTAGGATCAAGATTGGATAGTCGGTAAAGGTGCTGGTGCAGAGTGCTCCGGCCAATTGTGGGAATTATTAAACTAAGCCGCATGGAATTCCTTAATTGCCGTAATTACCTGATCCTGCTCTGCTTTCGTAATATCTGCGTGCATGGGCAGGCTCAGTACCTCTCGGGCATATATCTCAGCATTAGGCCACGGCCCTTGGTCAATGCTTTCAGCTACAAAGATAGGCTGCATCGGAACCGGCACAGGATAATGAATAAGAGTGGGAATCCCTTTAGCTGTGAGATAATCCCTAAGTTCTTTACGCCTAGTAGACCGGATAACATACAAATGATGAACTGATGAAGCGTGGTTTGGTTGGTTTCCGGGTGTTTTGAGTTGCGAATCGTAATAAGACGCTGCGGCCCATCTTTGCTCATTTCGGTCGGATAGATATTTCAGCTTAACACGCAGTACAGCAGCTTGAATTTCATCCATCATAGAGTTCACGCCACCTCGTAGCTCATGTACGTATCGGTCAGTACGACCGGCATCACGTAAAAGCCTAATTCTCTCCGCCACTATAGGAATGTTAGTAGTGACGGCCCCAGCCTCACCTAACGCCCCCATATTTTTGGTTGGGTAAAATGAGTAAGCTGTGGCATGCCCCAAGCCTACATCTTTCGCCCCGTGTGCCTGAGCCGCGTCCTCTAACATTACAAAGCCACCGTAATCTGCTAACTCTCTTAAACTGCCATTAGTAGAGTGTACCCTACCATACAGGTGAACAGGAACGACGGCCCTAGTCTTAGAAGTTATTGCCTTAGCATAAGCATAGGAAGAAACAAGATAGCCGTCATCAGAATCCACATATACCGGAGTAGCCCCAACAGCCTTAATCGCTAGAGCAGTGTATGCCACATTGAAAGCAGGCGTGAGCACTTCATCCCCCGGCCCGATTCCAAGAGCTAGAAGTGCCAATCTAATAGCATCTGTTCCATTTCCCACACCCACAGAAAATCTTTGTCCTGTATAGGCAGCCCATTCGTTCTCAAAGGCTTTAATCTCTTTTCCTCCTAAATACCACCCGCTATCGATTACTTGGCTTACCGCATCCCGAACTTCATCTCTGTAAGGCATCATCAAATCAAGATTGAAGTTCATTTTTCATCCTTTCATGGTACTCAAGAATATCTTCCCATGCCTCTAGTTCTATAACGCCGCTCTCGTTATTAGGATGCAGCAAATAATCTACCCCATCCTGAGAGGAGCTGATTTCCCATCCGTAGACCTTATTCAAATGCACAATTGCCTTATTGGCTCTTAATTGGGCACCTCCAAGCGGCCCGGGGGAAGCATCTAAGTAGTGTTCAATAAAGTAGCGGGCGTATCCCTTGCCATGCTCCTCTTTACGAATAGCAAATACTGGTGTTGAGAATCTACCTCGATCTGTAAGCATAGAAAAGCCTAACAGCCTGTAGTAATGATCCTCACCTTCATCGTAATGCAACCACGCTCGAACCTTGTTACGATTCTGGTTGTACCACCAGTCCACTTGCTCCTCAGATGTTCGGTAGGGCAACGGTCTTGTGGACAAATCAGTGAGGCTTTCATTATAAATCAGCCGCATGACCTCTACTTGAGCCAGGTTCACAACCGGGTCGATTTTCAAACTAGTTGTCCAGTTTTCGTATCCATAATAACCATAATCAATTCCTGTGGGTGTTCTGGGTCATTTGCTACATCAACATGGATATCATGGGGCTTAATTTCAAAACGAGTGAAACCAGCAGCCAGTAGCGCCACCAAGATATTCCACCGGGCGTGTGCGTTAGGTACTTGAATATCTACCGCTTCACCAGCCAGATGTGCGGATGAAGGCTTTCCCCCCACGGCCCGGTTGTGCTCTACTGTACGCCACCCACTTTCGATAACGAACGGCACTCCAGCCAGTTCTCGGGCTGCATCTAGCATATGAATAAGTTCTTCCTTCATAAGTGATCCAGTTCCCACAGCGGTTGGATCATCAAATTCGTTAGGGGTGAAGTGTTTAATTTTTCCCCAGTCCATTTTTCGCCTCCTCTTTTACGCGGATTGCTTTTTTCTCCACATTCCGAATTATTACGGCCATTTTCCTAACACCCTTCTCCCCAGCCCATCCAATTCCAAGGCGCGCTCGAAGCTCCATCGCATCGATGAGCCGTTGCTGCTCGCTAACGGGCTGGAGAAATCCTTCCTTAATGGCCTGAAAGCGTCCATACATGCTAGCGACTAGAAGTTCCCGCAACTTGCGGTTTGTTTCAGTGAGTCTTCCCTTGGTCAATCCCCGTTTGGATAGATAGTAAAATAGCCAATGGCGAAAGCATCGGTCAGAATTTACTAGGGCTTGCGATTTGCATTTAGCACACATGCCCAACATTATATGGCGGGCTTCGTAGTCCCTCCTGCGATCACGCAAGACGGGCATTCTTTTCCTCCTTTCGTAATTGTTCCAACCATTCAAAACATAATCCATACCCAACGATGTCAACTAGGCTGTCTCTATGGTCAGGCTTATTTACTAGACGTGATAGTTTAATCCCAATCATAAAGAGAGCGATATCCTCTTCGGTTAGGTCTTCTTTCAATTTATGCTTGAATAGGGTATTTACAATCCCTTTGGTACGCCCAAAATCAGACAGAGGATTTGAATAAGTCTCACTCCTATCTCCGAAAACGAGACGCATTGCTTCCTGCGCTACGTTCTCCTTAAGCGGCTCACCTGTCTCTGCATCGTATACCGGAATGCCCACAACTTCGCACAAATGTTTCTCAAAAGTTGCGCCTTTACTATCCCGCCAAGACGGGAGCATATAGATACGCTCAACCCTCGGGCCGAGTAGGACAGATACATCTCGCCTAATATACTCACTATAGGTGCCAGAGTGGTCCCCGTGGTCTAGTTCTAGTGGCGAAATAACCTCGAAACCCTGCTCACGGTACTTAGCAGCGTAGACGGCAAACTCGCTAGCACCCCAATCTAGCAGGCCAGACATACGTCCTGAAATGTAAATAGTAATTTTTGTCCCCGTGCAATTACGCCTTACGGACTCTAACATAGGCACAGCAGAATCCACATCACCGTCCCAGGGCTTCAATTAGTTCCTCCAGTGTATTAAACACGCCATCAGCAAATAGGTACATTACATCGAATCGCTCAGGATCGCCGTCAAGAAGAATATATCCAGATTTCCCACGACCAAGTAACCATCCCAATTCAAGGTGCCCAGAGCGTCCGGCGGGCAGTACAAGAATTCCAATATCGGCACTTTCCAAATGTTTCCTATCGAACTCATACACATGATGTGCTGCGAATCCTTTGAGGGCCATTTGAAAAGTATGACCCCGTGCCTTTTCGTAGTCCCGCCAGTAATCATCCGCTTCAGGCCCCGCAGCCATCCAGTCATCAAAGACCTCGTACCCTTCAGCCCTGAGAGCATTGGCAATCTCCCCGACCTTGGGGTTGCGAAGCGATCCTATCAGGTAAATTACCATTATCCAACCCTTTCCTGTGGAATGTCTCAAGAGCCGCGACAATGACTGAGGCTGATTGCACTAGCTCCACTTCGTAATTATCGTAATCACCTTCATAAATCGCCTTTGCAATCTCTCCAATCTCCTCAGCTAAGATTATAAACCAATAGGAAGGTGAGTGGTCCTGCACGCCCCACTTGGCGTCTTGACGGAAACGTTCCGCGCGGATCGCTTCATAGATTCTCTCAGACATTAGCCTTCTCCTCCGACAAACTTCCCCAACTCCCGCCCGGCTCACCGTATTTAATCGCAACAGGTATGGAAAATCCAGGGGCGATTTCATCGAACGTCTGCTCTAAAATTTCTTTGAAAACGTACATATGACGCAGCTTTCCGGCGGGCAGTTGCAACAAGAAACTATCATGTACAGTTGTTACCAGCCGTCCTCCCAGGCCCCTGGCTTCTCTAGCCAGATCAGGCAGTACTTTGTAGGTAATATCTGCGATGCTGCTCTGCGGTAGAAAGTCAGCCATTTCCGGGCCATCATCCCGACCCCCATAGAAGAAACGCACCCGGCCAAATGGGTTAACCAAATACCCCTTGTTCGTTCCTTCAGCTACTGTCGCTTGTTGCCAAGCTGCCATCCTAGGGTACTCGGCCCGGATGAGTGCCTGAGCATTCTTGATTGTCGGAATATCAATAAGCGTTCCGTGCTTCTTCATCATGGATTGAATGGTTTTTGCTCCGCCGAGATAACAGGAAGCATAGAGCACGTTCTTCGCAAGTGCTCGCGGAATTCCTAGTCGGTCTGCCGTCCTCTGGTGTATATCCTCTTCAAGAGCCCGTTGAAGATTTTCGTCGCGTGCCAGCGCCGCAATAACCCGAAGCTCAGCTTGTGAGTAATCGAATTCCAAAAAGACCTGCTCCGCATCATCAGGCACATACACTTGGCGCGCGGCAGGAGTCTGGTTTTGGATGTTAGGGTCCCGAACCCCGAGTCTCCCAGTTGAAGCGCCTCCCTTGGCCCCAAAACTCTCGCCTTCGGAACCGCCGGGAAGGTACTGAGGATGAACTCTATCTTCTCCTGAATTGAAGAGTCCAGCAAGGGTTTTAGCGTAGGTTCCGTAGGCTTTGTTGGTCCCACGATACTCCTCCAAAATAGTAATCATCTGTGCATGTGCCGGGTATAGCCGCTTCAAATTAAACAAAGCCTCACCGTCCACAGTTGAACCATCTGATTTATTCTTTTGTGGAACCATCCCGAGTGTCCCGTAGAGATACTTATGTAGCTGCGGCGGGCTGGCCGGGTTCACCTTATGCGGGGCTGTTTGGACCACCCACTTAGTGCCTAGCACGGTCAGCTTTTCTTTAAGCTCCTCTGCCCATTTGGATGCCCGAGTCACGTCCACCTTAAGCCCCTGTTCCTGCATATCCAAAAGTACAGGGAGAGCTTGGCAAACTCGCTCTGACAACTCGGTCATACCGAGTAACCTAAGCCTCTTCTCAAGCTCGTCAGCAAGCAGCATAGTTACATACGAATCTTTGGCGGAGTAAAAATATTCATCGGTATCTGATAGAGCTTTCCATTGTTTAATATTGAGGTACACACTAGCTACAGACTCCAATCTTTTAAGTAAATCAGCCTGTAGCAATTGAGCCATAATCATTGTATCCATGATCGGCTGTGCCACCGGAGCCCCGGCGTCGCGTAGGCGGGATGTATCGAACATACTATTATGGGCAAATTTTTGGTAAGCAGGGTTAGCGAGGTAAGGAGCTACATAGTCCCGAGTTTGCTCATTCCAGTCCAGGCACATTGTAGTCACACCATCTGATACGCTAAACCCCGCGAAACTACGCGGTTCTCTTGAGTACCCACCAAGAATAGCGGCCACTTCAATATCAAAAGCAAACCGGCTACCTTTAGGAATCCACCCCTGGATAGGTTCAGTAGAAAATGCTCTACGGGCATCAAAAACAGAATCATCAAGAATTAACCCACCATCAGCAGCCGTCTTTGCGCGCCTAATATCCTGCACGAAAGCGAAGAACGGCTTACGTCTCTTAGTGATAATATACGCCACACTATAAGTCGGGATTACTATAGCATTCTCAGGCAGGGCAGGGGTGGCTGTAATAGTCACATTGACTAACTTAGATGTACCTTTCTTGGCTCCCGATTTGTAAACTCCCTCTTCCTTTTTCTCCTTGTATGTCACTTGGCCGAGATCATCTCGGGAGAATACGTACCCGCGAAGAGATTCGATCCCATCCTTACGCCCTAGGACAGCCCTAGCCGCATGTGGCCCGAATGGGATCAACACACGGGCCGAGCTTTCCGCTAGTTTCTCGTAAAAATTTTTCTGATTGGCTTTGATTTGCATGATAGTCGGAACCAGCCCACTCTTGGTAGGCTTCTCTTCAATGAGATTAAGTTCTTCACAATCAGCAGATTGAATCCCTAATTTTTGTATTTCTCCGTATAACCAAGCGCGGTATCCATCTGACAACGGGCCATCATGTACAAGTAGGAAGCGCATTCATGCCTTTCTGTCTTATTATAAAAGGTGCCCACCACATCCATTTATTGGGGATGCGCTGTTCCCAATACCTTATTGCTTTAGCCAAAACCTGTTCATCTGTTAGATACGCATGCCCGCGCGTTACATTGCAGTGCATACATAAAATTCTCAAATTTTCTTCTTTGTTGTTACTTCGGTCTGCATCTATATGATCCACACTAAGACGTCTTACAATTGCATTCGCAGTAAAGCCTTTTCTTTTCAATAAAGAGCGCTGCCCTTCCGTAATTCGACATATAGCACAATAGGTATTTACATTAAAAATTTGATCTACTATTTTTTCGGCTAATTCACTTGTCATACCCATGTGCCTATACCATGCTACATGTCTGCGCCTGGCGCCGTGATCGGATTTTCGATATAGTATAGCCTGGGTGGCACCGCCCTTACCTTTACATATTTTACACCATGATGCAAGTCCGTCATGGCGTGCCCCGTTCAAATCCCACTTACTTACTGGCTTCGTCTCCTGGCACCGGGGGCACCTCTTGTGAGTCCTTTCCATTGGCAGTCTCCGTAGATAGAGCAACTTTAATTCCAAGTCCATTAGCCAATGTCGTTAGTTGATTATTAATTGCTGCAACGGCCACCCGAAATGCGCCTGCCTTTAGTCCTTTTACATCATCAGGTGACAAGGGAAATTCCTCACCATTCGTAGCTATCAACACCCCACGCTGAAGATCAAAAATTGCAAAATCAGTTAAAGGCGTTCCTCTGGCCGGGCCAATATTTTGGGTCGCAAGTTGTATAGGCTGAATCGGCCCGGGTGTAGCCTGAGAATTACGGGCAACTCTTTCTGCTACATCAGCTTCCCATAGAGCCTTCAATTCTAACTCTTCCTCGGGACTCAATGGCTCAGCAGGCGGAAGACTCACCCCGCCCGCCACAGCAGGAGGTTCGGAAGACACGATAGCGGCCCCCGCCCCTCCTTCAGCCCTAGTGCCTGATTCAGCATTTATCCTAGCTATATTATTCAAGTGGTCTACAAGTGGATTTTCGCGCTGAATGATATTTGCCATTTACGTTTCCTCCGTGATATTAATCAAATCATCAAGAAGTTGAAT